TTTTGATTAACTTTCGCCGCTGCCGAACGTTTTTTTCTATCACCTAAATAACTCAAAGTGCTGCCAAACGTTCATATGTTTACTTGCACTCTAAATGACTCTACTCACAGTCTCAGCGTACATACGCTCCGATTCGTCGTAATCATCTCTCAGAACGATCTTGACTGCTTTTTGCGCCCCCTAGAGTCAAAAAACTTTAAAGAAACTCTTATCGTGTAAATAAGATAATACTCTTATTATAATATATCATAAGGCAACACAAACCAATCATACATTCAAAGGAATCCTCATGGCTTCAATAAGAACAACTAAAGTTGGCGATACTCTAACAATCAAAAAGATCGCACAATGCTACTCACGAATACTTACAAATCATACTGATCATCCGGACTGCAGATATCCAAAGGCTACTAACCCAGATGAAATACTTGCAGTTGGCACACAACTTACTGTTCTTGACAAAGGCCCAGCGCAAACTAAATGGGCTCAAAGTTATGTTACTGTGACTCATAAAGGTAAAGAATTCGATATTCTTTCTTCAGATATAAGAAGATTCTGCGATTAACACTTATCGTGTAACATAGATTAATCCTGTTTTATAATATATCATAATCCAATACAAACAATCATTCATTCCAAAAGGAAACAAACATGAAAGAATCAAATCTTAACACAACTACATGGTACAACCCAGACTATCGCAGCTGGCCTTCAGCCATCGGCTACATCCATAAACCAGATGGAACTCAAATATTAATCAGCGATTCCGAATGCGGTCCAAAGAACATGACTGAAGCAGCAAAAGAAATAAAAGCTGAATATCTGCCCACATCAGTTGAACACATTCCTGGAGAGTTTTGGGAAAACCGCAAAATCTTTGGTAACATTCTAAAGAAACACGGAGTCACACATATCTTGGACCTTGAACACTACAATGATCCAGTCTCTATCAACACATACCTTAAGGACCTCCTATGACACTAACTCAACTAAACAACGCTATTCAAGCTGAAAGACTTAAAGGCCTTACAGGTAAGCTAGAAGATCTCATCAATAAACGTAATAAACTATTAAAGAACAAATAACATGAATATATCTCAAATGTCTACCTCAGAAGTCGCAGTTGCATGTTTCATCTCCTTGTTCTTCATGTGGTATATAGTCAGAGCTCTTGACAACTAAAAGGATTACTATGATATACTTTGCTACCTACTTCATCGGCTTAGCCATCGGTTTCTTTGCCGGCTCCTTATACGCTAACACTACCGAATCAGAAGAAGAATACATCTCTCTCACTCCAAAAGGTCAAGCCTACCTTGACAACCTAAATAACAATGACTCAACCAAACAACCCTAACGTTTCGTCGTCACCACTGCTGCAAACATTTCAATCAACACTTGCGTAGATCTAATCACGACTTTTTTACGCACTCCTGCAAGGACTTACAGTATGGAATCAATCAACCAATCTCAATACAATAATCTCCTCAACGGCAAACTCGACCCCACACTGCCTGACCATATCATATCCGATATTCAATACATTAAAACAATCCTGCTGTCTAAAAAAAATAACAACTACTTCCTTGAATACGTCGAACTCGATGAACTCTGCAAAGAAGAAATATTTAAAATCACGGAACACGGCATCCTAACCACCATAAGCTAAAGTTATCTCCTCAATCGTGTAACTCTGTTCAATCTCTTTATATAATATATTATAACCTCCATCCAAAGGATTTACAACATGAATAACCAAATAAGTTTAACTCAATGGAATGAGCTCCTCGAAACTGTAAAGAACTCAGCTGTCACTCAAGTTCAAGCCGATGACACGCTATACATCGGCTCAAATAACTTCGGCAACTCTAAACGCTACTTCTGCTACGACAACTACGATCGTCACTACGTCCCAGGCCTAGACTTCGTCATCTCAAATGATGCTGATCAAGGTAAGCTTACAGTCTATAACGGCTCAGAACAAGCTCGAGCTCCTATCTCATTCGAACAAGGCAAACAGATTGCCCGAAACCTCTTCAATGAATACGGCGACCAGATGGCAGAAGAGATTGTTTGCGAATGGGTTATGGATGGCAACGCTAGCTCTTTCTAATCAAGCTGCGCTGTCTCACGTAGTACAGCTTTGAATCAGCTTTCTCCCGGACAGAATTGAAAAAAGAGTTAATGATAATGATTATCAAAATCAGTGTGCGACGCGAGCTTAGTGCGCTGGGTATACAGGGTGAGATAGAATAGAAGCATGACGTTAACGCTGTTTTGGTTTTTTGCGTCGTGATGATAGTTTAAGTGTGTTTTGTTAGAAGTGTTTGCGTAAGATCTTTTCGGCCACTTGTTGTTTAAGATTGAGTGGTATATTGAGTATATAGTGTAGAGAGTGAGAGAGAAGGGTATGAGTATGTATGTAGTGGTGTTGATGTTGAGTGTGTCGTTGTGTGTGTGGTATATGGTATTTAGGGGAGGGAAGGGAGTGGAGAGGAGAATAGAGAGATTATATAGGGAGAGTGTGGAGTTGCAGCGTAATGGTAAGTTGAGGGAGTATGGAGAGGTGATGAGGGAGATAGAGAAGTTGGAGGGGAAGTGATTAATTGTTTTATTAGGAGAGTGATATGAGGTTTCATAGGTATAATCAGTTTTTGTCTACGCAGTTGTCGTTATCGAATGTGAAGGATATGTTGGGGGAGAGTTATGAGGATTTAGTGAATTATTTTGGTAGAGTGCCTGCTGTTTTTGAGGTTGATGAAGAGAGGAATAGGGATGCGTATGATAAGGTGATGAATAGTTTGTTTGTGAGGGAGAGTGGAGAGACGTATGACGTGTTGGTGTATGGTTGTGATGGTGTGGAGCCGTATTGTAGGGGAAACTTCTTTAGGCATGGAGGAGTTAGTTATCTTGCGATGAGTGGTAAGGTTGATATGGGAGATTATGATTTAGAGAGTATGAGAGTGTTTAGGGATGTTATTGGAGAGAGTTTATGACTTATTATGTGTAAATAAGAATATTGTTGTATTATAATATAGTATAGGGTACGTTCAATCGATCATTCAATTAGGGGATATATTATGAAGAGAGTAAAAGATATTTTTGGTGAGTTGCGAGATTTAGCAGATGTAGCGTATGAGATTTATAAGAGTAATGATCCTTATAAGAAGTATACGAAGGAGTATGCAGCTGCGAACAAGTTAGTTAGAGATTTTCAAGATAGTATTGCTCCGGAGCTTGTTGTGAGTCTTAGGAAGGCGCAGGAGTGGATTAGGGAGAATCATTCATTAGTTTATTGTGGTAGTAATTGGACTAATTGTTTTGGTATGGAAGATGCGTTGTTTAAGTATGTAGGGTTTAATCGGTATAGGATGGATAGGGAGCGTGGAGAAGAGGAGTTTAGGGTAGTAGATGTTTCTCCTAAGGAGATGATTGTTGATGGTTATAAGTATTATAAGGCACTTGCGGACAGAGAAGCTGATGTTTTGGCAGCGGGTGGAGTTGATACAGAGAGAGTCTTTACTTTAGAAGATGCTATATCTAGTATGTTATTAGATTTGAAGAAGTTTGATGATCAGTTGGAGTCTGTGTAGGTGTAAATGAGATTGATTGTATATTATAATATATTATAAGGTATGTTTAGATTATTATTTGAGGAGGAAGCAGCATGGATTTGTTTAATGAAGCAGCTGAGGCTTTTAATAGCAGCAAAGATTTTGTAAAGTATCATATTGAAGAAGAGAGTTCTATTGAGTGGATGGGAGTTGCTGCGTGTGTTTCTGGTTTGGAGCCTGTTTCTTTGATTGAGAGAGATGATGGATTGTTTGGGTTAGCCTTTAAATATAAAGAGACGATAACAGAAGCTCATTTTACTACTGATGTTCATGGCAATGAACGTGTTAATCCTAACCAGCTCAGGTATTATCCTTCAGATATTTTGTATGGTGTTTACGATCAGCAAGGAAATGTTTTTACAACTAAGAAAAAAGACTTTGAATCGTTATGTTCTAGTTTGAATGCAAGAGGAGTTTAGTAATATGTCTACACTTAATAAAGCACAGCTTAAAAATCAGGCTTGGAGCTTGAACACAGAAAAATATGATGCCCTTTTTACAGCGAGAGGTGAAATGATTAGAGCATCGTCTCAGGCATTTATTAAGGGCAAGATCGATCATACTCATGTAGTATGTTGGAAAACACCTTATGATGAACCTTTTGTTGGTGTTAATGCAGTTGAGTTAAAGACGGAGCTAACAGAAAAAGTAATAGGTGGTGTTCTAGAAAGAGACGATCGAGGAAAGAGAGTAGAAGATCCTAGTTTGTTGAATCTGATTATGGCTGACATTAGTCAGTGGGCTAGAGATATGTTGGTACTCAAACAGGACAATTATTTTGTAAGAGACTTTGCAGAAGTCTATGACTACAAATACTCTGTTGCTGCTCGTGTTGCTAATACAGCAGTGTTATTAGAGGTTTCTTATGTTTAGACTTAAACTGTGATGTAAGTGAGTGAGAAAATGGTGAGTATAAAAAAAGAAGGTAGTTTCGTAAGTCTTATAGAGGTAGATTCTGGAAGACTTATGCGTATAAATGTAAAGCATATAGTGTATTATACAGAGAGTCTTGCAGCTAAAAATTGCACTCAGATATTCTTGTCTGGTGGTTATACACTAGAAGTTAGCGTTTCAACAATAGACTTGAAAAGAGCTTTGTAGCATGTGGTATGTGTTGCTTGAGGTCTAAGTATTATTGAGGAGATTAATATATGAGATCAGTTGAGATTGAGTTTAATCTGCATTTTGTTTTTTTTGTATTACTTTTAGCTATGATGATGACAACTGAAACGTTTGATGATCATGTAAGAGGGGTTGCTGAGTTTGCTGTTGAATCTATGGAGAAGGATAGTAATGAAGTCAAGATTAATTCTAAGTTTTTGACTGATGATAATCCTTTATCTAATTTCTTGATATTTTTAATTAAAGTAGAGTTATTGGATAAATCTGTGCATAGAGACTTTATCCTGTTCAGCGTGTTATCTGCAAAAGACAATATTATTTCTGTTGGTTTTTTAGGATATGTTTTTGTTTTACTTGATAAGGAAGAAGTTAAAAGTCTTAGAAAGAAGAAGAAGCTGTTATAGAGAGCTTATCGTGTAAATAAGAATATTATCGTATTATAATATTATATAAGGAAACAATCAATCAAAAGAAAGACGTCGTATGAAAAAAATTATTTTTTTATTAGTTGTAAGTTTTGTAGGCTGTTCTACATCTGAAGATTTTGAGCAGCGAAGTAAGAGCATAAGAAGAGCAGCGTCAGTATATAAAATATATTGTGAAATGCCGGGTAGCAGAGAAGTCAAAAGTTTTGCAGTTGATTTTGATAACATAATCTCTCCTACGAATTCTAGTGATAAGATATGGAGTTTTAAAACTTTAGATGGAAGATTAGTAAGATCTAGTATATGTCATACTGAAGTGTTTCTTAAAAGAAACTGACATAGAGTGCTGTGTGTAAATAAGAATATTATTGTATTATAATATTATATAAGGAGGGAATATGATAAAACGAAAGAAACGATCTGATAGAAATCATATAATCTACAGGCTCACAAACTCTGAAACAGGTAATGAGTATATTGGTATTACTGTACAAAGAGATCAAAAAGTTATTGGTAGTGTAAAGTTACGTTTTAAGCAGCATATATCCCGTTGTAAAACATCTGATAAGCAGTGGTTGTTATATCAGGAAATGAGAAGATATGGTTATGAGAACTTTAGTTATGAAGTAATAGAAGTTGTACGTGGTAAAAGACAATCTCATCAAAGAGAAATAGAATATATTAATGTTTATAATCCTCAACTCAACACCAAGAAACAATCTGTTGTATAAAAGGAAGATATAATGAGCAGCACAAACTTTATACCAGCACAAGTTAAAATGCGTTATCAGCGAACATCTTATATGAGTCATGATCATGAAGGAATCTGCAATTTCGAAGTGTATGGGGATGATTCCTCTAAGAGTATTGAAGAGTTTCATGAATCTTATGTTGCTTCTCGAAAGCAGCTCTTTAAAGATATGGGTTTAGGTATGTGGAGTGAAGATAGTGATATGGGCTATCAGAATTATCTATGTGTTTTAGAGAGTGGAGATTATAAGTTAGGTTATTATGAGAATGAATTCTCTTACAGGGAGTCAGCTCAGATTAAGTGTTGTGATGTTTGGTTGAGTTTAGGTAAGTTTACTAATACTTGTGATATATGTGGTGCAGATTACAATGGAAGTGGACAGCTCCTAGCTTCTCGACATGTGTGGGGTGAAGAGACAGGTGAGTATTGGACAGAGTGTGTCTAATTTAGAAAGACTATTATCAAGCGTAAATAAGATTATTGATATATGATAAAGCGACAGAGGAACCATGGTTTTCTCTAATCAGACTGGTTTTAATATATATTTCGATTGTGAATCAAACACTTATTATTGAGGATAGAAAATGACAATAACTAATAATGAGAGAGAAAGCATCTTATCCCTGTTAGAGGTAGACGTTTTTACTATCGTGGGAAAAATCGAGTTAGAGGGAAGAGTGTTCTTAAATGTGCTGCCAGAAGATTTTGACCAAACTGCTGTGATCCGCATAGGCGACAATGAAATAGTCGAATGGGACTTCGATTGGGATGATTTGATCGAAGAGTATCTATAAGGATTTATCAACTGATCGTCGAATAGAGGAGAGAGTAAAAAATCTTCTCCTAAAAAGATAGGACTAGCTGATCTTGTTAAGAGGACTAATTGTATTAAAGTTGTTGTGACACTAAATGAAAAGAAGTGCTGGAAGTATTTGGCTGTGATGAAGAAGATATTATGTGTATTGTTATTTGTAGTTGTTTTTGGTTGTGGTCAGCAGCGATCATTTGTTGGTTCGAGTGACAAGAGTAGGTTAGAGTTAGGGAAGGAGAAGAAGTGGAGTGTGTGGTGCATGGAGGGGGATAAAGAAGTGGAGTATGAGTGGGTGATGGTAGATGATAGTGAGATGCCGTATAATACTGTGAAGGGGTTATGGGATTTTGTGGGTTTAAGGATGAGAGATAATGTAGTAGTGAGGATAGTGAGTAATAGATGTAGGGTATCGATGAGAGTATTTAAAGGTGGTGTGTGAGTGTAAATAATAATATTATTATAGTATAATATATTATAAGGTACGTTCAATCAATCATTTAAGAGAGACATATTATGGAAGATTTAGTTGTTAAGATTAGTGTAGGTGATAATCCTTGGATGCCGATCTATGAGACTTTTACATTTAATAGATCTCTGATAGAGGATATTGCAGCAGTTTTTGTTGAGGCATGTTCTGGCAAACTAAACTATGATTCAGCATATCAGTATAACGTTGATGTTGAGAGAGTTGCTAAGAAGTATTCTGATTTTGGTAGTCTGCGACCTTTGTACACAGCAGTGAATAAAGTTGTTGGCGAGAGAATCAGAGAGGAAGGTTTAAGAGATTGGCATGATGGACATGTTGCAGTCTTTAGAACTATTGGGTCTAAGCTAGCTTATATGACGCCAGGATTTATTGAAGCTAAGAGGTACC